GGTCATCAAATATACACTAGTAGAAGCTTACAACCAATTTATCACTCCAACAAATCATATATGGAATTTGCAAGTGAATGCGAAGCTCTGGAAGCCAAATCTAAATATCATTCGTGTCAATTATCTTATAAGGCTGAATTTGGTGAAGACTACAATGAGACTGATTTTGCTAATAGATTAGATGATGCTATAGAAAAGGCTGAAAGTATTTTTAAGTATTCACATTCTTTAACAAAATATGAAAAGGAAAAAGTTAAACATCAAATGTATAAATTAAAAGCTTTGCGCATGGATTTGTATACTACTAGAGCTTGTAGAGCTGGGAGACAATCCCCATTTTCTATGCTTTTTTATGGAGAATCGGGACATGCAAAATCAACTTTTCAAGATATGGTATATTACCATTTTTGTAAAAGAACTGGTTTAGATCCTGATGTCTCTAATAGACATGCTTTAAATCCTGCGACTAAACATTTTGATGGAATGACGAGAGGAACACACACAATATTGATTGATGATATGGCTGCTAAGAATCCAGATAGTGGAGAAGATGGGACCATAGATTCGGTCATTCAATTGATAAATAATGCTCCTTTTGTAGTTCCTATGGCTGCTTTAGAAGATAAAGGAAAGGTTCCATTTAGGGGCAAATTAGTATTAGCTTCCACCAATGTGGAGAATATTAATGCCTTCAAATATTATTGTCATCCTTCTGCTATTCAGCGTAGATTTCCCTTTATAGTTGTTCCTAAATTGAAAAAGGAATATTACGATGAGGAAACTAAAATGTTAAAACAGGACTCTATCACACCATTGGAAGCAAATCATTATCCAGATTATTGGAATATCACTGTTAAGCAAGTTATATGTAAATCAACTCAAGTTTTATATCAACCTGCAACTTTGAGAGTTATACATGAATTCACAGATATTAAGGATTTTCTTCTTTGGTTGAATGAAGCCATTGATAAGCATCAAGCTTCACAGGACAAAGTCACACACTGTCAAAAAATTATGGAGGAGACAAAATTATGTGATTGTTGTGGTTTGCCTGTAACTTTGTGTTTATCGGAAAAGCAATCTGCAACTGATGTAATTACACATAGTGTTTTTTATTTAAATGCACTTTGTTGGTTGCGTCTAAAGCTATGTACTCTCATGTTTGCTTATGACTTTACTCGTTCTATCACTTCCAAATTGATTGGTGAATATTATATGTATACCATGTTATATGGTGAAGATATTTCATTTACCAAGTATGTTTGGGGGAAGATTGGATCAAAAGTGGAGTCGAAAGAGTTTCCTCTCACAAAGGTGATGGGAGGAATTTTAGCAATAGCTTTAACAGCTAGGACTTTATCGTCTATGAGCAAAACTCTTTCAGGCTTTATGTTTCAGGGAACGGTAGAATCCAAATTTGATTTAGATTCTGGTAATACTCCTGAACCTGAAATAAATGGTAGGGAAAATGTTTGGTATAAGAATGATTTTCCTTTAACCTCTTTTAGCACTGGGAAGGTTATAAATTCTACTAAAGGCTTAACTCGTGATCAATTTTCTAAAATTGTCGAAGGGAACATTATTCGTATTGGTGTTCACAACACAAGAAATGATAACATTATAGTTAAACGTTCTTCTGGGGTGTGTCTCCATGGAAACTATTACTTAGTCAATATGCATTCTTTCAGTGAAGTTAAAGAAAATTTTACTGTAGAATTGTTACAAGTTAATAGTGTGAATGGAGTTTCACCTAATATGAGAATTAATGTTCACGTCTCTCAATTACAACCTTTATATCATGATGTTGGTTTATTAAAAATTCCCAATATTCCACCAAAAAGAGAC